TCGTACAAGCAATGCCTTTGCGTTCAAGCATGTCCTCTGCGATTTTTAACTGTATAAGGGGGGAAAAACGAAGCGTGTCAATATGTGGTCGGCCTGAAAATGGCTGATTGCTTTGGTTGTCAAAGTGTTAGGGTGGAGTAGGGGAGAATGGGCTGCAAAAACGAAGCGTTTACATCGCTTTACATTGGGCTTACATTTGAGCCCCGTTTGAACGCCGTTCAAATGAAATGCTTTACATTGAAGGTGGGATAGGAGAGATTTCGGGAGGGCTATCACCGATTGTTCTTCATGAGCCTTTTCTGATCAGCTCTCATGTACAAAGATAGTCAAACGGACCGGTTTATGCAAGTAGAGTAGGGGAGTGCATGACGTATTTTCCCTTTTATTTTATCTAAATTATTCCATATACGATATATTTGGTATATTTGCAATAAAATAAATGCCATATATTATGACTAAAGTTATCCATGTGCACCTGATTTATGAGAAGAAGAACTTCTATTTCGGCAGTATTTCTGCCATATTTGATACTTTGACCGAGAGCCAGGTCGGTATCACCAAAAGCAGCCTGTTACATGCCGGTTTGACCGATGGGTCCGTAAAATACACGAAACGTGTGATGATTACCCAGTCGCACCTGATAAAGAGTACCAGAAAGGGCTGAAACAGCCTTAGAACGTCTATAAAGCCGCTTTTTGCGGCTTTTTTTGTACCTTTTGGGTGGTATCCTTTCCAAGTAGTACATCTGAAAAAAGCTGCTACTTATTTGAACGTTTTGAACGGTTGAAAAATGGAAAGGAGTGACATTTGGAGTGACGTTTGGAGTGACAAAAAAGATAGTGGAAAAACGAAATGTTTTAAATGGAGTGACATTTGGAGTGACATTATAGGTTGCTTTTAGCGATGATTTTTATATGAATACTTCTTTTTTGTATCTTGTTTTTCTTTGTTTATAGACTATTGCAGGGGGTAAACAATATTTCGTATATAATTATTTACTCCCCTATATTTTAGCTTATTTCTCTAAAAAACAATATTTTACTATTTTTTGCCCCCTTTACCCCATATAACGCATTTTACCCGGCGTCTGCAAGTGTTGAACTCTCCGCACCTGAAACACGCTCCAAATTGTCCTGTTTAAGTTGCACGATTGTTTGCTTAAGTACACCTATTTCCTCTGCCATCTCTCGGATAGTGGCATCTTTATCTGCTATAATTGCTAATAATTTGTCTTCTATTCCCGTACTTTCTTTTTGTGGCAGGGTAGTTTTATTATTAAAAGTGGCAGTTTGTATGTTAATCATCTCTCCCCTACCAGTCAAAAGCCATTCTGATGATATGTTTTCGCATTTTGCAAAAAGAAGATCGTAGTCAAGTGTATCCCGCGACAGCCACGAGCTTATAGTTGAGGGAGCAACCCCTATTAACTTTGCAAAAACAGAGGGTTTTCCGTCACTGTAATGCTTTATAATAGCCTCTAATCTTTCTTTTTTATTCATTGTTTTTATGTTTTGCGAAATTATTTCGCAGATTGTTTTGCAATTTGCGAAAGATGACTTATATTTGCCACGTGTTCAAAGTGTGAACACCGCCCCAAAGCTACAAAAAAGGCTTGAGGTGACAATGAGAAATATAAAAAGAAGAAAATGAAAGCATTAAAAGTAACCGTTGACTGGGCAGAAATGGATCTGTTTGCTGCCACCCTTAAAGCGTTGAATGATGACGAAAATATTTTCGCCTACCAGATTGATGCGTTGACCGGCATCGTGGTCTGTGAGAACGAATGTGGCCTGGCTTACTGCCGTTCCTGCTTTGATTACCGGGTTACCCCGACAATAGAAGAACTCCGATAGATTTCCGGGGCGGTTAGTTCAGTTGGTAGAACACGCCAAACTCCCGCAAGGGAGAGGCCATGGTCCGCGGTTCGAGTCCGCGACCGCCCGCTACAATAATTTAACTTATCAGCGAATTATGAAAGAGCGAATAGTCGTAGAATACAGCGAGGTGGGTAAAATAGCCGGTTTACTGGGTTGTTCCCGGGAAATGGTTTCCCACTCCCTTGCATTCCGCAAGAACAGTAAGTTGGCCCGTTCCATCCGCAAGCTCGCCATCGAGCGTGGTGGAACCAAGGTAGGTGGTAACCCTCAAAAGAAGGAAAGCGATGAAAAGTGAGTTGATGTCATTGTTCGGTGACCAGCTGCGCTGGTTTATGCGGCTGAACTATAAGCAACGCCTTTGCGTGCTTTACTTCTGTCTGAGTTTCGGGATCCTGCTTTCCGTGGTCTTTGACCACCCGTTATTGGAGCTTCTCGTTGTGTTGAACTTCGGGGCTTCGGCGCGGTTGTTGAAGAGGCATGTCCCTTTGAATGATTTGGAGGACTGATAATCGAACAGGGAGATGGAATACTTTGATAATATATTGTGTGCAACCCATGAGGAACTTACTTCTGGCGATGATCCTATCATACGATCCGATACTTTACGCCAGAATGTACACCGTGGTAATATCCAAAGTGTCAACCGTGGTGGCGGCGAGGGTAATGTCGCCCTATATTCCTATTCCTCCCTTCCCGAGAAATACAAGAAACGTTGGGTTGAGCGTCATGGCGAACCCGAACAGCAAATGAGACAGGAAATGATCCGTAACATAGTGAAGAAAGACGGGAAGGCCGAGAGCTTTTTCGAGGATTACCGCTACTACAAGAACGGTGAGATGGTCGCGCTTCCCGTGGACGTGAAGAAGGAATACACCTGGAATGCCTCGGTACTGAACGCGCTGATGGAAGAGTTCAAACGCTTGAGCTCGTCCAATAACAAGCTGACCGGCTTCCGCCGTAACCTTTGGGAGCTTCTGCTTGTCACGAGTGAGGAGTGGCGTCCGGTGTACGGGCACAGCCTCCCGGGCAGTGTGGGCCGGTTGAAAGCCCTGATAAACAAGTTCCGTCCCGACAACTACGGTGTGCTTGTGAGCGGTAAATACGGCAACAGCAACACGCTGAAGATCGAGGAGGACGGCGGGCGTTACCTTGTTGCATTGAAACGCAGCCGCGTTCCGGTTTATACTGATATGGAGATCTTCGAGGAGTACAACCGTGTCGCTCCGGAACGTGGCTGGAAGCCCCTGAAGAGTCCCCGCAGCCTCCGCGAATGGTTCAACAGCCCGCGTGTCGAGCCCCTGTGGTACGATGCGGTCTATGGGGAGATGAAGGCGCACCAGCGTTATGACCGCAAGCACCGGACCATCCTTCCGGGCCGTCGTGACAGCCTCTGGTATGGCGACGGCACGAAGCTGAACCTCTACTACCGTGATGAGAACGGAAACAAGTGTACTACAAGCGTGTACGAGGTGGTGGACGCCTACAGCGAGGTGCTTCTTGGCTATTACATCAGCGACAACGAGGACTATATCGCCCAGTACCATGCTTTCCGCATGGCTATCCAGACGAGCCGGCACAAACCCTACGAGATCGTGTGCGACAACCAGGGCGGCCACAAGAAGAACGCGGCGCTGGGGCTTTTCTCGAAGATCAGCCGCATCCACCGCCCGACAGCCCCGTATAACGGCGAGTCCAAGACGATCGAGAACATCTTTTACCGCTTCCAGAGCCAGGTGTTGAAGAAACTTTTCGGTTTCACCGGGCAGAATGTTACGGCAAAGAGAGATACAAGCCGTCCGAACCTGGAATTCATCAACGCGAATATCGACTCCCTTCCCACATTGGAGGAACTGAAGGAACAGTATGCCGCCGCCCGTGAGCAGTGGAACTCGATGAAACACCCGGCCACCGGCATCCCCCGTATCGAGATGTACAATACCAGCGTGAACGAGGCCACCGATCCGGTCAGCGTTCCCGATATGGTGGAGATGTTCTGGTACACGACCGATAAACCGTCGCTGTTCACCGCCAGCGGCATCGAGATCACGGTACAGGGAAAGAAATACCCTTACGAGGTTTTCTCCGCTCCCGGTGAGCCTGACCTGGAATGGCGCCGGCGTAATACCTACAGGAAGTTCTATGTCCAGTACGATCCCTATGACATGAGCAGCGTGCGGTTGCTTTACAAGGACAAGGGCGGAGCGATGCGTTTCGAGTGTGTGGCCTCGTTCCCGCTGATGATCCACCGTGCCCAGCAGGAGCAGACGGAAGCCGAAAAACGTTTCATCCGCGCCCAGCAGGAGGCCGTCGTCAATGAGCGTATAAACCGTCAGGTCGTCGCCAAGGACATCGAGTATGAGCATGGTGTCGCACCGGAACAGAACGGTTTGCGCACCCCTGACCTGAAAGGTCTCGGAAAGGAGGCGCAACGCCAGATTGACCGTCGCACGAGAAAATACGGCCAGCCGGCCCGTCCTTCCATCGGCCGTGACATGAAGGTCATCAGCAACGTGACATGGGACAGCTTCGAGAAGAAGGAAGTGAGCATCCGCAAGGTGGTCGGGAAATTATAAGTGACAGATTTATAACAAGATAAAAATTATTGATTATGGAAATTACAATGAAAGAGAAGAACGCCGTCAGCGAGCGCCTCCGCGCTTACGTGGCGAAGTACCCGAGCCAGACGAAGGCCGCGGGCAGCCTGAAGGGTGTCAGCGTGGGTACGGTGAGCAACATCCTGAACGGCCGTTACGAGAACATCAGTGACGAGATGTTCCGCAATGTCGCCTCGCAGGTGGGCGGCATGGACACCACGGGCTGGCAGATCGTGGAGACGGGTGCCTACCAGGAGATCACGGGCGTGCTTTCCGACGCGCAGCGCTGGCGCAACGTCACCTGGGTGACCGGCGAGGCCGGCTGCGGCAAGAGCACCACCGCCCGTGTTTACCTTCAGGAGCACAGGGAGGTTTTCTACATCCTCTGCTCGGAGGACATGAAGAAGGGCGACTTTGTCCGCGAGATCGCCCGTACGGTCGGAATCCGGACCGAAGGGTATAATATCCGTGAGGTGTGGGGACTTATATTGGATGACATCATCCAGATGGACGCGCCCCTGCTGGTGTTCGACGAGGCGGACAAGCTGACCGAACCGGTGTTCCACTACTTCATCAGCCTGTACAACAAGCTGGAGGAGAAATGCGGTGTCGTGTTCTTGAGTACCGACTACATCGCCAAGCGCATCAGCAACGGCCTGCGGTACCAGAAGCCCGGCTACAAGGAGTTCTACAGCCGTATCGGACGGAAATTTTATGAGCTGGAGCCTACGGACGTGAACGACGTGTTCGCGATCTGTTCCGCCAACGGTGTGACTGACAAGAAAGATATCGACAGCGTGATAAAGGAGGCCTCGACATGTGACTTTGATTTGCGGCGTGTGAGGAAGTCCATTCACAAGGTGAAACGCATGGCGGGGGAATGACCCCCGTTCAAATACCGTTCAAACGTAATTTTAAGGATATGGAAAACAAATTTGAATACCTGAAGATTGACGGTCGCGGGCAGCTTCCCGTTCCCTGGATCGATTACCCTGTCTTGACGGAATACGAGACTGTCCCCGTTTACCGTAACGGACGCGACTACCTGGATGCCCTTGTGGGGCAGCAGGACGGCTGGTGGGTTGCCGGTGTGCACATGCAGGTGGACAGTTCCGATGCCGGTTTCAATCCGGGACGTAAATGGGGACAGTTCTCCACCCGTGATAATGCCCTTCTGTGGGCTTTGGGCTGGATGCTCTGCCATGAGAAGATGCGGGGTGCCGCACGTCAGGCCGTGCTTGACCGAATAGACAATATCCGACAACTAAAACTGTTCTGACCATGGAAGAGGAGAAAAGGGATAATAAAAAAGCGGGCATGAGACGCGCCTTGAATGTCAGGGACATCCTGAACAAGAAGTATGACGTGTTCCCTTTCGAGGGGAAATGGAAGGACGCCTTCGACACTCCGGAAGTCCGGGGCTGCTGGTTCGTGTGGGGCAATAGCGGTAACGGCAAGACCTCTTTTGTGATGCAGCTCTGCAAGGAACTTTGCAAGTATGACCGTGTGGCGTTCAACTCCCTGGAGGAAGGCACTTCCCTGACAGTCCAGAATAACCTGCGGCGCTTTGGTATGGCCGAGGTAAGCCGCCATTTGGCGTTCATCAAGGAGGACATCCCCACCTTGAAGATCAGGCTCCGGCGTCATAAGAGTTTCAACATCGTGATCATTGACAGCTTCCAATACACACAGATGACGTATCGTGACTATATCCAGCTGAAGGAGGAGTTTCCGGACAAGCTGTTTGTTTTCATCAGCCATGCCCGTGGCAAGAATCCTAAAGGTGATGCGGCCACGAGCGTGATGTATGATGCCGACCTGAAGATATGGGTAGAGGGCTACGTCGCCTTCAGTAAGGGACGTTATCAGGGGGCCACTGGTGAATACACAATCTGGGAGAAGGGCGCCTATGACTATTGGAATGTGGCGGGACCGAAACAGAAAGGAGGCCAGGCATGAGCAGGATAAAGAAACAGCTGGAGATTTGTCCTCCCGCCTATATGTGTAAGGGGCCTAACCGTGAGAACTTCGTCAGTACCGGCCACAAGTGTGGTTACTGCAATGGCAACGGCTGGTTCTGGGGGACGGAAGAGGGCAGCCGCGAGGACGTGCATGTATCCTGCCCGGTGTGTGGCGGCAGCGGTGAGCTGGATGCGATTATAACAGTGGACTGGAAACCTTCAAGCAAGTGAGCCATGAGAAAGGAATATTACAACTACGTTGTGAAGCTGCCCGTTCTGCTTCATGAGCTGTTCCGCGGGAAGGTTGCCGACCATCATTTTTCCGACATGACGGTGGTGATGAACCACCTGGTGAAGTCCTACATCCGCATGAGGGAGGGCGGCAGGGTCTCCACGGCCACCCGGCGCATCCTCCTCTGCATGGACCGTATTCCTGACATGTCGTTCTTCTTCCGCCGCCAGGAGAAGTCGGTGCTGTTCTTCGAGATGGATCCGGCCGTTGCCGGCAGCCTTCAGCGTGCCATCATCGCCGGCGGCTGGGGCAACCGCCAACGTCTTGCCGTCCGCCTGGTGTGCGCCTTCTGTTGCGGTGCCGGTGTGACGTTGAACAACCTTTCGATGGAGCTTGCCTCCGAAGAGGTGTTCCGCCGCCCGGAAGGCTACCTCATACATACCTACGTGAGCAACTACCAGTACGTGTTCCTGAAGGAGATGGCCGCCGCCCAGCGCATGAGCGTGGAGGGTATGCTGACGGCTGCTGCCGAACTGCTGGTGGGGACGGATGACGACGGTTCCGGTTACCATATCCCGGAGAACCTCGGCCGTATCGCTGACAGCGTGCTCGGGATAAAGGGCAGCACGCTGAAGGACTTCCGCCGGCAGCGTCTGGTGAACATCCGCACGAACACCATCGGCCCGGAGCGTATCGCCGCCTTCATGGAAAGACACGGCATCGCCTCGGCCCGTGAGTTCCTGCGCCGCGTGGTCCTCTTCTTCCTGGAGGCGCGGTACCTGATTTACCAGGGGGAGGTGGAACTTGATGAGGACGATCTTCCCCAGGATGATGAGCCGGACTGGGAGGAGACGATGTTCGAGCAGTGCTCAAAAAGAGATTTCGCGATTTCAACATATAGTTATTAACTATTAAAATTTTACTAAAATGATTACAGAGAAACAGAAAGCGGCAGTAATGGAACTCTGCCGGTACGTGGAGAACTTTTGTAAGGAGAACGACCTTAGCGCCTTTATGAGCGTTGCGGCCAGTGAGGACCATCCGGATGGTCTTGAACAGATGACCGGCTCGATCATCACCGGCAAGGGTGAGCATGTTGTCGGCGCCATTTCGGGGACTGTCAAGGCCAACAGCCGTGTTTATATGCTGCTTTCCATGGCACTCATGCAGGCCTACACCAGAAAGACGGATATCAATGTTGTCCCATCTTGTGGGGATTTGAACGTGAACTGATGAAAGATAACCATAAAATCAATGGCGGAATGAAAAGGAAAACAGGAAAAAGACAGAAGCGTTCGGATAGGGTATCCGGGGCTTTTACCGGTCAGGGCCTTTACGGCCAAGGTGTTTACATGAGGGGCGGATTCATCACAGGCAAGTACGGTCATGAACACGAGTGAGAATTTGCACCAGCTTGGTCTTCCGATAGAGAGGCTGAGCAGCGTCCTTCTGAACTGGACGTGTTTTGAGCCGCGTCGTCAGATGCTAATCAGTGCCTCCACGAAGACGGAGGGCTGGGCGATTGTCGAGACGCGGGATTCGCAGCTGGCTGCCGCCATCCTGAAGGATGTCCCGGAGGCCCGTCTGAGGGAACTTGAGAAACCTGTAGTTACAATAGCGTTATGAGCAACATATTCAAGAAATTCGAGGGTCTGAAGGTCCGTGTGCAGATCGTGAACGGTTTCGGCCTTCCCGTCGATCACCACGGTTATGTGGAAACGGATGAGAACTGGGCCTACCTTTACGAGAAAGGCCAGAAGGGAAACAGATACATTATGGCGATCAACACCCGCAAGGACAGCGTGGTGTCGGTTGAAGTTATTAACCAGTAAAATAAGTACATATATGATACAAATAATATTCAGGGTACAGACCGATACCGGCAAATATGTTACCAGTTCGACAATAGAATACCGTTTGTTCGGTATCCTATTGTGCAAAAAGACCTTTTACTACCCGCCAGAGAATTTCGGAGGGGAGTACTTTAGGAGTTGATTTTCTTTTCTCTCATGATTTTTTGGATTATGTCCACTTCTTTTTTGAAGTCATCAAACAGAATAATGTCAGATCGTGAGATGTTTCTTCCGTTGACTTTGTCCTGAATTTGGACTAACTTCTTGTAGAGGACGTACTGCTGGATCATGAGACGTTCGAAGTCGTATTCACTAATCATATTGAATTGTTTTTTTAGAGTTAAACATTTTTTGATTTTTGCAGCTACAAAAGTAGCAACCTGTCCCGGTTCGTGATGAATAGGGGCAGCCTTTTAAAATAATTTAAAACAGTAAGTACCATGCAGATAGACATCAACACCCGTAAACGGCTAAACAAGCCCGAGAATTACTCGGCGTTTTACAGCCTTTTGAACCGCCTTCCGACATCGGATCGTGACGCACTGAAGGAAAGCATCGTCTCCCAGTACACGGACGGCCGCACCACGAGCCTGCGTGACATGACGCTGAAGGAATACAGTGCCGCCGTGTCCGCCATGCAGAAGCTGGTACCGCCCACTTATCAGGAACAGCTCCGGAAGATTCTCCGCCAGAAGCGTTCCTCGGTGCTTCACCAGATGCAGTTGCTGGGCATCGATACGGCCGACTGGGACCAGGTGAACGCTTTCTGCCGGGACAGCCGTATCGCCGGCAAGGAGTTCCGTGAACTTGACTGTGAGGTGCTGGACACGTTGCAGGTGAAGCTGCGTGCCATCCGCCGTAAACGTGAGAATAAACAACAATAGCAACCATTTAATTTTTCAGTTATGGACTTGAAAGAACAATTAAAAAGCCTGTCCGTCCAGGACAGGAGGGAGCTTTTGAAACAGCTCCAGCAGGAAGAGAAGGAAAACAAGCGCAACCGCCGCGACGCCTACGAGGGGCTTCGCGCGCAGTTCATGCTTGAAGTGAAGAACAAGTTGTTTCCGGTCGTGGATGATGTGAAGGCGTTCCGCGACTGGGTGGAGAAAGAGGCCGCCGCCTTTCGTGCCGTGATGCGTGAATACGGCCAGCTGCGCAAGGACGAGCAGGCGAGTTTTACCATCGTGGACGGTGACATGAAGCTGGAGGTGAGGAGCAACAAGGTGAAGAGTTTCGACGAGCGTGCCGACCTTGCCGCCGAGCGCCTGGTGGATTACCTGAAGCGCTACGCCATGGGGCGCGAGCTGGGTACCGACGACCCGATGTACCAGCTCGGCATGACCATGATCGAGCGCAACCGCCAGGGCGATCTGGACTACAAGTCCGTGAGCAAGCTGTACGAGCTCGAGGACCGTTTCGACAGCGAGTACACGGAGATCATGGACCTCTTCCGTGAGAGCAACGTGGTGTACAAGACCGCGGTGAACTACTATTTCCACAAACGTGACGAAAACGGTGTCTGGCACCGTATCGAACCCTCATTCTGCCGGTTGTAGTCATGGAGAAGACGAAGAACATCGCGCCGCACGTCATGGCCTGCAAGAACTGCGAGGGCAAGAGACGTGTTTTCTACACCGACCAGGGAGGTGCCCCGGCATCCGCCAGATGTCCCCTCTGCAAGGGGAGCGGACGGGTGAAGGTGCAGAGCAAGGTGATCACCCGTATCGAGCCCTTTGTGCCGGGCGAGGACGACACCGAGCTGATGACCATGTGAATTCCGTTCACACTCTAAACAGAAAAACGCCGCATCCCAGCACGATGCGGCTTTTTTTTATCAACATCCCCGGTTAAATGCCTAATTTTGCATCATATACCCTGCACTTATGGCCAAAGGACGAGACAAGAACCTGATAGAACTCCGTGATGAAGCCCTGTGCCGCCGTTACTATTACTGGACGGAGGTGCAGCGCCTGCGCTTTGATGACGCCCTGAAGGTGTTGTCCCGGCAGGAGTTTTTCATTTCGGAGGAACGTATCATGTCCATCATCCGTCGCAAGTGCCGGGAGCTGAAGGACCTGGAGGTGAAGCCCGTCCCGAAAGTGAAGAAACCCCGCCTGACAGCTGTCCAGCTTTCGCTCTTTACGGGCGAATAAACCTTGCCGCGCCTTCTTGCATTGCAGATTCGTCGTGCAGCGTGAAGGCATACACGGTCTCGTACACCTTGATGTTTCCCGGCAGCGAATAGTCCCGGCTCTTTACCCTGACCAGCGGGCTGGCCTCTTCCGTGCACCGGAACTCCTGCAGTGCCTTGTACAGCTCTTTGGCCTTTAGCTGCCGTTCCCTTACCTTGTCGTAGGTGCCTGAGGAGTAGTGCGTGTCATCGTAGCAGTCGACGGCCAGCCTTACAGTGACGGACGACACGCTTTTCTGTACCCCGTACCCGATGTCGTTCCAGTCCGATTCGGTGTTCCCTATGAGCACGCAGGGGAAGGTTACCGGGTAGTGGTCCTCCTCCGCCCCGGCTTCGAGCTGTCCGTAATCCTCGTCAATGTATGACAGCTCCGGCATCATTTCGGCGATGCGTTCCATGATCGCGATGAATATTTCTTCCATGTCTTTATAAGTTTAAAATGTTCCTGATTTCTTTTTCCGCCTTTTCCGTGATCCTTTCGGAGAGCTCGCTGCTTTCCCCGAGGAACTGCCGCTGCGGTATCCGGATCCGGAGCTTCTTCTTTTTGGTGAGCGCCAGTCTTTTCCATTTCAGCGCTTCCGGGTTCTCCTGTGGCTCATTGTTTACGGCAGAACCCTTCTTTTTGCCCTTTCTTTTGCCCGTGGCGGCTTTTTTAGCCTTGCCTGAAGCCTGGTAATACTTCGCCCATGCAAAACGCCGCATTTGGGGCGTGACAGTCGGATTCACTTCCCCTCCCCAGTTGTGGACGGGCGCATAGACAAGTTCGTCCGCCACCCTCACCCGGTAGTCCGCCGGCACGTATTTGACGGAGCTGAAGAGATGGTTCCTTCCGGAGAGCAGTGTCCCGTAGTTCCCGGCCGCGTCCGTCCTTCCGGATGACAGCCTTTTCGCCTTCGGCCACGGGTGTAGTCCCCCGTTCACGAACCCCTCCTGGCGGAAGTTGTCCTGGAAATGGTCCTTCGCCATCCGTCCGGCGATGACCGGCATCCTGCGTCTCATCAGGTCGTCCATCTCCTTGCGTTTGGCTTTTAGCAGCTTTGAATATTCTTTTATGTCCATGAATGACTGAATTAAAAAAATAATTTTATACTTTTGCAGGCGAGGCATATTTTACGTGCCTGCCATGTATTATGAATGTACCCGAACAAGTAAAGAACGAGGCCCGGCCGCTTATAGAACAGTACGGCGATTCCTTCGATTACCTTGGTAATCACGAGGGTCAGGAGGCTTATCTGTTCCGTTTTCCGGATGATGCCACTGTCGGTTTCCCCTTCCTTTATCTCTTCAAGGACGGCGAGGCCATGGAGGTGACAGGTCCGGGCGTGTTCGACTTCATTGATTTATACACCTCCGGCATCGAAGATGCTGATGAAGTCGGTGTTGAATAGCTTGTTGTCTATCCTCATTATCCCCCTGCAGTTGTGTGAGTTGGCGGCACCTCTGTCGCAGAGGTATCTGACGTCTTTCCACTCCATTCCGGATCCCTTGGAATTGTCGCTTTGCGGTTCAATGTACCGTAATTCCCCGTTCGCGAACCGCTGAAGGATGGTGGCGTGTCCCGAACCTCCCCTCCAGCCAATGACGAGCTCATATACGCCTTCCTCCCTGCATACCTCGTTAAAGAATTCCATGTAGCGTTTGGGCGTCATTTGTTGATACCCTTTTGCTATGAGCCAGCTGTTGATGCTGGTATGTCGAGCCGGTGTCCCGTCCATGTTCCTCCATACCTCGAAGGCGTGTCCGTTGCTCAGGTATTCAAGTTTCGAGCCTGTGGTGATGCCTTTCGCCGTGATGTCGAATCCTCTTAACCGCAAGGCATAGGCCGGGGCACATGTCTGGCAGTTTTCTGCATACTGCTTGTCTGAAGGTTTATAGTCCGGGTTCTTGCTGTACCGGTGGCCTGACTTGTCCATGTATCTGCCGTTGAGATCGAGGATATATTCTTCCCTGTGTTTCGGGTTTGCATTTTGTTTGTCGGCTTCCTCCACGGTCATGGGCTTTCCTTTGGTGATGCCCAGCGCCTTTTCCATTTTGAGGTTGTTCAGCGCGATGGCCTCCTTCTCCTCCGGTGTGAGGTTGTCCGGCATTTCGGCTATCATCCCGTTGATGCGCCTTGTCAGTGCGTCCACCGCTTTCTTCGCTCCCTTGTGCGCTTCCTTTTGATAAGGATGGCTGTTGGAAAATAGTCTGGCGTCCCTTCCGGGGTTGTTCTCCAGCCCGGGCTGGGGCTTGTTGTCCGGTCCGCTTCCCGGTACCGGCGTTGGCTCCTCGTCGGTTGATGAAAGCCCGCACTTGCAGTTCCATCTGTCCCCGGGCCTGTGCTCGTTCCAGAACGGGTCATCGACGGGGCGTATGGTTCCCCAGAATACGCGGTGGTCCGCTCCCGGGTGCACGGATGTGGAGGGCATCCATTTGAGGTTGGGCAGGATATCCTTCTCCCTCTCGAACTGCCTCCAGTCGGCCGCCTGGTGCGCCCGTATGACGGCCGTGTCGTATTCGGTGCGCAGCCAGTCTACCATCTGGTGGTCCGCTATGGGCATGACGAGTTTCAGCCACTGTTCAAACGGTCTTAAATTGCCGTTTTCGTCCAGCAGTAGCGCCGCCATGTCGTTCTGTGCCCGGTGTACCTTGAACGCGGCGAACACGGCGTTGTTCGTCCGTATTTCGCGGTAGAAGTCATAATCCGGATCATCGGGCTTCCTTGCCCCGAACCCCTTGTCGGTGGCCTTGTTCATCGTTTTCCACGCGGCCTCGAACAGGTTCTCCTCGATGTCGGTCATGGGATGGAATTCCTTGCTGTAGATGTTCTTCAGGGCCTTCTTCAGGAACTCGTCGTCAAAGGTGAACGTGCTTTCCACCTGCCTGTTCTCCAGCCGGTAGAGGTCGTTCATCACCACTCTAAAGTCGCCCCGTCTTCCCCCGGGGCTTCCGCGAAAAAACGTTTCAGCCGGTTGTACACGTTTTTAAGGGCGTTTTTCTTCTCTTTGGGTGTCCCTTTGCCGGTCTCCGGTATTTCCTCCTCTTCATTTCCCTGTTTTCCGGCGGTTGCCGCTTTCTCTTTCACCGCCCCGATTTCCGCCGCTTTCTCCTCCTGGCGCTTCTTCAACTCGTTGTAGTTTGCCGGCTTCTCGATCCCGAATTCCTCGTAGAGGTAGTCGTCCCCCACCGGCAGGCTGAAGCTGGTGCGCAGCTGCGTGAGGATGGTCATCTTCTTTTCCGGTTCGATGACTTTCTTTTCCGGGTAGCAGAACTCGCCGCCGTTGGTATCTATCCCGAGCATGGCGAATATGTCTGTCATGTTGTAGTTGAGCACGTCCAGAATGTCCTGCCTGTCTGCTGCCGTGACCTTCTCCTCGACGTCCTTGTGTACGGTCCCGAGCGCCTGTGTGCCCTTGTCCGACGCCTCGGTGGTGAGGGTGTTCCCGAGGAAGAGCTTCGATATCTCGTTGTTGCATCGCTCGCATAGCTTGTCGTATAGGTCAGCACTTCCTGTCTTGTTCGCCGCCTCCCTGAGCTCCATCACCGTCTCCTGGGCGTGCACGAACACCGCCATGCTTCCGGTGCTTTCCGCATCTGCCAGCGCCCTCTGCCTTGCCTCGTCGTCATCGGTGGGGTATGTGTATTCCCTGATGGGCGCGCCGAACACTTCGGCGAACTGCGCCCAGTCGGCCACGTCGTTGCGCTTGTAAATCACCCATACGGCCGCCTTCGCGAGCATCCCGGCGTCTTCCGGGTCCCCTATGAACAGCAGGTCGGGGTACTCGTCCCAGGATGTCCCGGCGGTGTCCGTCTGGTGTCGGAGTATGAGCCTTCGCACGGGATCGACGTGCTTTCGCGGTATGCGGTCGTAGTTCACCCATTCGCCCTCGCGGTAGAACTGCACGAGCGTGAATCCCCAGAACTTCGCTTCCAGGATATCCCCTATGAGCCGGCGGAACCAGGGCGATCGTATCTGTCTGTTTATCTTCTCGTCGGGCTTCCCGTTCCGTCTGAACTCGATGGCTGCGGCGAGCACTGCGTTTTTCCGTTTTTCGATGACGCTTGTCAGGTGGGTGTCCATGAGTATGTCGCTGTAGAGGTCATACAGTCTGAACCTCCTGGAATAGTCCACGTTCTCGAAGGAGCGTATGGCCAGCATATAGTCCGCTATGTCTATTCCGAAGCGCCTGGGTTGTGTCAGTATGATGGTCGCGGGTCCTTTCTGCCCGGGCCTCGGCAGATTCCCGCTGGTGGTTATCTTTCCGGCCCTTTTCTGTCTTTTACTCATGTTACCAGTGGTTTACACGTTTACGGTTGCTTTTGATAAGGAAATTTGATTTTGCCGCCCTTGTCTCTTCGGGAAGCAGGGGTAAACCGTCCACGGATATCTCCTCGGCCGCCACGGCTTTCAGCCATTCGACGGCCCTCTCGTAGCGTTCCTTGCGGATTCCTTTTATGCTCTGCGGGTTGTGTATGCTGATGACATGGTAGATGGCGATGTCTATGGCCATCATCAGCACCAGCTGGTTCCTGTCCTCCCCGGAGGCTGTGAATATCCTGTCGCAGTTGTACCTTTTGGAAAGGTAGCAGCGCATCTCGGCGATTGCGCGGTCCTCGCATATCTCCACGACGGCGTCGTCCTCCCTTGTCACGGCATCCAGTATCTCGCGGTGGATGCTCGCGTCGTAATCAGTAAGTTCGATGAATTTGCTCATGTGGGTAAAGTATTAAAGTTTACAGTCTGTACTTGTTGTGCGCCCGCATCTTCCTTGTGGAGATGACGGCCGGCTTTTCCGCCTGGTGCGCCTTGCAGTCTATGATGCGGTTTCCTCCCTCCACGCAGTCGGGCCCGTCCGCCGGGTAGGTCAGCATGAGGTTGAAGAGGCTGAACTGGTCGGTGAGCAGTTTCATGTGCGGGTTGTCCTTTTCCGCCTCGTTGAAAATGAGATTCCCTTCGCTGTTGAGGGGTTCCAAGTTCGTCTCGATACGTGTTGCCTTGTCCGTCTTCTTCTCCTCGTCCCCCTGGATGTACAGTGATATCTTCCTTTGCCGGCGTATGCGCCTGATGATGGGTTGGAACACCTGCTGGAAAAAAGGGTCCTGCAGCTTGTTGTTCTCCATGTAGCAGTACACGTTCGTTTTTCCGTTCACGAACTCCAGCAGTCTGATGTACCACTCGATGAACGTGGCGTTCGTCTCCCTTCCGAGGAACCCCTTGATGACGTAGAGCTTCCCTGCCAGTTTGCCGAGCAGGAACACCGCCTTCGTGGAGCTCTTCCTTGTCTTGTTCTCTCCGGGTGCGGGGTCACCGTAGATGACCAGGAATTTGAACTTCGAGAGCGCCGGCACTTTCCCGTAGATGATGTCCTTGAATATCTCGCCCTCGGCCACGGGGTTGTTGAAGAATTCCTTCTGTCGTGCCGCCGCGCTGACCAGCGAGAGGAAGAGGTCTATATCCTCCTCCGAGTTTTTCTCGGGCCATACGGAGAGCCCGTTCCTGTCACGTATGTTGATGATGTCCACGTGCCCGATTCCCTTTCCCTTCAGCTCCGTAGCCTTCTCGATGGCCCTTTTGATGCAGCAGTCGGCTGCGATGATGTTCCCGTTGAAAAGTACGCGGTAGTTTCCCGATACGGACATGGTCGGTATCAGGGCTTCCTCCAGCCATTTCCATTTGGTCTTGATACGTTCCGGGTTCCGGCATTCCTCGTCGGTGTCGATATCGTCCACCAGGATGAAGTCGGGGCGGAAATTCTTGTTACGTGTACCACGTGGTGACTGCCCGGCGCCGATGGCGCGGAAGGAACATCCCGCCATGACGGTGAATTCCCCCGTTTCCCAATACCCGGGTTTCTTCTGCGTCCCGTAGTCCTGTATGATCCGCTGGTTCTCCTCGAAGTTGGCCATGAATGGCAGCAGTAGCCTTTGGGCGTTGTCCTGCGAGTTGGAGATCAGCAGCACGTTGCGTATCTTTTTTGTCAGCGCCAGTTTGGAGATCTCCATCATGGAGCGTGCGGATTTCGCCAGCTCGCGCGACCAGGCGCGCACCTCGTACCAGCGTTTGTTCCTCATCAGCCGTCCGGTGGCTTTCCTGTGGAAGGCGGCGGGTTCGCAGGTGCAATACATGGCGAAGTAGTATTTGAACCACTCCTCGTCGTCCTTCTCCAGCCTTTCCCTTCGTGCGCGTATTTCCGCGTCCGTGTCCGCGGGGTTGATGTCCGAGCTCTCGTGTATGGATGCCACCAGCCCTTCCCATTCGGCCAGTGCGGTCCTGTCCTGCGGTGTGAGTCTTTTCTTTGCCATGGTCATGAAACTTTTGATTTGACGAACGCGTCAAGCAGGGGCGTCACCTCCTTCGCCTGCATGGGGTCGGACGCACGCAGCCATTTGAGCAGGTTTGAGAATACGGATATGATGTCCGAGAGCCCGACTTCGGTCTCCATCTTCTTGATGGCGTTGGACAGTTTGGATATGGTGTCCGCCTCCGCGGCGTTCGGGAAACGTTCCCCCTCCGGCTTTGCCATGATGGCGTTGTTGAGTTCGGTCAGCTGGCGGTACAGGTTTTTCAGCTGTTCCTCGCGTGTGATGGTGATGGATGTCTTGAGCATCTCCCATCCGTTCTTGCCTATCCAGTTGTTCACCGTGACGCGTGACACTCCCACGCGTTCGGCTATTTCCTGCTGTGTGAGGTTCTCCTTCAGGTAGAGCGTCTTCGCCCATTCCCTTTTCTGTTGCATGCTTAGTTCGGTCATATTGCCTCCTTTTTTAGGTGCAAAATTGATAAGGAAAAGGGGCGGAAAAAAACGCGTGCCGCATGATGACACTTTAAAACGTCATGACAACGTTTTAAAGTCCGCATGATGAATACGCGGTTTGAAAAACGGCTTTAATCCCCCTAATTTCGCACCGTGAACTTTGCGGGGACACCCGCTTAAAACGACAGGAAGCATGAGAAAGTTTTTCAACATCATACCCGGTAAGGACGCCTGCTGCATCCTGCTTTACGGTGACATCGGCGATTATGACGATGTGCGCAGCGGTGATATCGCCCGCGAGCTCCTGGAGGCCGAAGCCCAGTCCGGCAGGATTGACGTGCGTATCAACAGCAACGGCGGCGAGATATATGCCGGTATCGCCATTTTCAACGCGCTGCGTAACAGCAAGGCGGATATCACCATCTACGTGGACGGCATCGCCGCCAGCATGGCCTGCGTCATCGCCCTTTGCGGGAAGCCGGTTCAGATGAGCCGTTATGCCCGCCTGATGCTCCACAGCGTGCAGGGAAGCTGTTACGGCAACAAGGACGAGATGCTGGGCTGCATCCGTGAGATCGAGTCCCTGGAGGACACGCTTTGCGAGATGTATGCCGCACGTATGGGCCGTGACAAGGATGAGATCCGTTCGCTGTATTTCGACGGCAAGGACCATTGGCTCCGTGCCGACGAGGCGCTGGCTCTGGGCCTTATCGACGGTATCTATGATGCCGATCCCGTTCCCGAGGACAGTACCCCCGACGAGGTATTCCAAATATTCAATAACCGGCTGCACAAGCCACAAAACGAGAACAACATGAATTTAGACGAACTGAAGAAACGTCCGCGGTTCAAGAACTGCGTGACGGACGACGATTTCCTCCGCGAGGTCGGTCTTCTGGAAACGGAGGCCGGGAAAGTTCCGGGCCTTGATGCCGAAGTCACCCGCCTGAAGGGCGAACTGAAGGTGTTCCAGGACAAGGCGGATGCGGATGACGCCGCCGCGCGTAAGAAACTGCTTGATGACGCGGAGAATGACGGGCGTATCGACGCCACTACCCGGCCCATCTATGAGAACCTTCTGTCCAAGGACCGCGAGAACGGGGAAAAGGCGCTGGAGAAACTCTCCCCCAAGCGCAAGGTCATGACCGACCTTCATCTGAATCCGGACAAGGAAAGTCCCTGGAACAAGCGCATGAGGGAGATCAAGGACAAGTTGAACCGTAAATAACAGTATGTTATGGCAATAGTAGTAAGAAATACCAATTACAACGGTGAGGTACTGGAGAAGATCCTGACGCTCGCCGCCACCGGAAATGAAATCGTAGAAAAGGGACTGATCTATGTTATTCCCGGTGTGGAGAAAAAAATCAGCCTTCCGCGTATCAAGAGCGGTAAGATGTTACAGAAACGTAAGGAAAATCCCCAGGTTGAAGATTCGAAAGGTAACTTCAATTACAGTGAGAAATCATTGGACCCTGTGGATTTTATGGCCTTCACAGTGTTTAATCCCCGAGCCTTCGAACATATCTGGCGTAAATGGCAGCCGAAAGGAAATCTGGTCTTTGCCGAACTTCCTCCGGAGGGGCAGAATGCGCTGTTGGAAGAGTTGATCAAGCAGGTGAAATTCGAGTTGGGTGATCATTATATCAATGGTGAGTTCGGTGACGATGATGACCATTTGATGAATGGAATTTTGACGCAAGCCGCCAAAGATACCGAATTGATTATCGTTTCTACCAGTAAGACCACGATGCTCGAAAAATTGAAGGCTGTCCGTAAGGCTATTCCCAAAGCCCTGCGCAGTAATCCGAACCTCCGTCTGGTGATGAGTGTCGACGACTTTGACAAATACGATGACGAACTGACTGAACGTGAGAGTAAGAATGCTTCCGAAACGGATGTAAACAGCAAACGTTACAAGGGCATTACTATTGAGACACTGGCAGCATGGCCGGATGATCTGATTGTGGCCACTCTCTGTTCTCCGGATGCAGACGGTAACTGGTTCGCCGCAGTCAACCTGCAGGACGATCAGGATGTGATCCAAATCGATAAGATTGCCAATGCCAGTGAGCTTTATTTCTTCAAACTACTGATGAAAGCCGATACGAATATCGCATTCGGAGAGGAAATGGTGGTTTTGGATACCCGTACATCTCCGGTGTTCAAGTCTTCGGAAAAGACTCTCGCTTCGGATGTGGAGGAACTGTCATTCAAGGCTGCCGGAGAAAGCAAGGAAGTGACAATTACAGCATCCGGTGAATACAGTGTCAGTGCCGCTCCGGCCGGTTTCACTGTTGTTGGTACCGATGACGGTTTGAAAGTTACCGCTGAAAAGAATACCAGTGGCAAAGCGAAAGCAGGAAACCTGGTTGTGACACTGGATTCCGACAAGACGAAGACGGTGGATATAGTGTTGTCCCAGGCGGCCGTTGACGAGGAGGAAGCCGGATAGCAATGGCAAAACTGAAGTATCTGGTCATTCATTGCACGGCGACTCCTGAAGGGCGTGAGGTGAGCGGTGCGGATATCCGCGCCTGGCACACGAACCCGGTGTCAAAGGGCGGCCGCGGCTGGAAACAGGTGGGCTATACCGACCTGTTCCATCTGAATGGCGGCGTGGAGCGCCTGGCGGACAACAACGAGGACGCGAACGTGGACCCCTGGGAGATCACCAACGGTGTGGCCGGCTACAACTCCGTGAGCCGCCATATCGTGTATGCCGGCGGGTGCGAAAAGGACGGCCGGACTCCCAAGGACACGCGTACGGTGTGCCAGAAGCGTGCGCTTGAGAAGTACGTGAAGGACTTCCACCGCCGTTTCCCGGACGTGCGTATCGTGGGGCATAACGAACTGGCGGCCAAAGCCTGCCCCAGCTTCGATGTACAGAAGTGGCTTCAATCAATAGGTATAACTCAATAAATCAACAACTTTCATGAAAAGATTTCTTTTATTCTTTGTGCTGATGCTCGGATTCGTGTCAGCAGCTTTTGCCCAAACCGGTACAGTGCCGGAAGTCGATTATAGCGCGATGATCGCCACCTTTGCCGGTTTTGTCGGCGGCGTGGTGTTGCTCACGGAAGGGATCAAGGCCCTGTTCCCAAAAATGCAGGGCTTGGCGACACAGATTGTCAGCTGGTGTGTGGGCATTGTGGCCGCCATGCTTTTATGGTGGCTGGATGCGGGTTTTGTCGCTGATGCCACGTGGTATATCGCGTTGTGTTACGGGTTCGGTGCGTCCCTTGTGTCCAACGGTATTGCCGATACGGGCTTTGTCCAGTGGCTCATCGGGCTGTTTGCGGGTAAGGATGTCGGCAAATAGGCTTTGACCTGAAAGACCAGTGCGCGTATGGACTTCAGTGCAGTTATGAATCTGGTGTTGGGCGGCGGTCTGGTAGCCACGCTAATAGCCATCATCACCCTGAAATCAACGGTCAGGGAAGCGAGGGCGAAAGCGGAGAAGGCTACCGCTGAAGCCGAGACGGTACGTATTGACAACGCCGAGCACGCCACGCGCATCCTGATCGATAACATTGTAGAACCCTTAAAAAACGAACTGAATGCGACACGCAAGGATTTGCAGGCCACCAAGCGCGAGATGGCGCGTCTTAGGAAGGCCATTGACACGGCTAACAGTTGCCGTCATCATGATGACTGCCCTGTTCTTTACGGGCTGCGCGAGCTTCCGAAGACAGAGCCAGACCCGGATTCAGGAGAGTACCTCGGCAAGCGCGGACAGCGCAAGGTCCGTGCGTCGGGGGCTGGTGATGGCGGGCCTCCCGGCGTCGGCCCTGACGCTGAAGATTCCGGCAGCTGACCTGCTGGCTCTTCCTGCCGGTGCCTCCTATCATGGAAAGAACGGTCAGGCGGGCGTGGACGTGACGTCCAGGGGCGACACGCTGGTGGTGACCTCCACCTGTGACAGCCTCCAGCGTCTGGTCCTCTGGTACGGGGAGGAGCTGACCCGTATCCGGGGCGACACCGTGAGTGCCACGAAAACCGCTGAAACGGAGTTCAAACGGCGTTTTAACCCCGTTAAAATCGCCCTGATTGCCTTTATCGCCGGTATGGCATCCGGCATAGTATCAACCTTTTTAATCAAGAGACGAAATGGAAAAGAATAAGAATTTTATCTACGGCATCGCCGTCGTGACGTTCGGCGCCGCGACCATCGGCTGGATCGAGAAGGGCAGCTGGGACTGGGGCGGGACGAAGCCCGAGAGCGTGGATGTCGAGGCCGAACAGGTTCCCGACGCCCCCGTGCTGACGCTTCTGCAAAAGAACGGGCAGGTATCGCCCACGTTCAACCTTATCCAGCTTGACTACAAGAACATCAAGGCCGTTCTTGGCGGCACGCTGGTGGGTCCGGATGACGCTCCCACGGGCTGGAAGGCCCCGACCGAGCTGGTGCAGCTTTCCGGCGAGTGGGCCATCAAGTTCGTGAGCGGCCAGACGATGACGATCCCGAACGGTACGATCCTTGCGAACCTTGGCGGCAAGCTGACGCTTACGGAGGTTTCCAAGATCGAATGCCAGCTGAAGGTGAACAAGCCGGCCGACGGCAGCGCCCCGTACGAGATCAACGACACAGCATCGGCATAGCGTATGGACGATCGTAAGGCAAGAATGGTGCAGAGGGAGGCGTCTGAGGCGTTGCTTGACCGGGGCGTCTCCCTTCCCTTGAGGGAGTTCCGGCTTCCTTTCATGAGGAGGGCGCTGCGTCTGCGTGTGACCATGCGTCGTCCCCGGCTGGAAGACCAGATCCGCATCTCCCGGCTGTACCTGTCGATGGATGTCTCCCCCGGTGAGATGGAGTCGTTCAGTGTCCGCGAGCGCATGGAGTTCATGGCCCGTCACGGTGTCACCCTCTCCCGCATGGTTGCCCTCACGCTCTGCCGCGGTGCCTTTTCCCGTCATCTGGAACGCCCCGTCGCATGGTTCCTCCGGGTATGGGTGGACCACCGTTTCCTCGTGGGTGCCCTGGAGGAGTTTATCAGCCTGATGGGCAGCGAGGCTTTTACGAGTGTTATCAGGTCGGTGGACCGGGCGAACCCGATGAGACCGAGACTGAGCCATGTAAGGAAGGGGAGTTAAGGACCGTTTTCGAAGGTTCCCATAGCCCCTTCGGTTTTATCTGGAGTGTCGCTTCCGCAACAGGCTGGACGGTGCAATATATCCTGAGGGGTGTAAACTACCAGACGCTGGTGATGATGCTCCATGACGCCCCCAAGTACGTGCGCCGGTCAGTAGCTGACTCCAAAGTTCCGCAAGGCGATGGCGGCGGGATCGATCCGGAATCCGCCGCCCGTGAAGCCGGTGACATAGTGAAATTTTACCAAAGCAATTTAGAACTGTAAACGATGAAGCCCGTAGAAATCGAATTCCTGATGAAGGACCACTTGAGCGGCGGCCTTGACAAGGCCGGCCTTGCCGTTGACATCCTTGCCTCGAAGGCCGGTAAGGCGGCCGAGGCCATCAACGCGCGTATCGAGGAGCAGAGGAAGGTCATCGAGGGGGTGAGCTCCGACCTGCACCGTATGGAAACGCAGCTTCAGAACATGAAGCCGGGGCCTGCACAGGCGGAGCTTGCCGCCGACGTGGCGGCCTGCCGCAAGGTGCTGGACGAGGAACGCGCGGCCCTTGAAGGGCTTGAGAGGGAACACCGCGAGGCGGAGAAGAGTGTCCGGAACCTCCGGGAGGAGTATAGTCGTATCTCCTTAGAGGAAGAACGCGCCGCGGCCGGTAGCAAGAGCCTGACCGACAGGATCCGGGAGCAGAAGGAAGTCATCGGGCAGATCGAGAGCGACATCAAGTCGCTGGAGAAAGCCTACCGGGGTGCCGCTCCGGGAAAGGCCAAGGTGGCCGCCCTGGATGAGCTGAACGCCGCGAAGAAGGCGCTCGAGGAGGAAAAGGGCGCCCTTGCCGGGCTCCAGGCTGAACAGGAGAAGACACGGGAGGGCGGCAAACGCCTTTCCATGCAGCTGCGCGAGCTCCAGGACAGCATGGCCCGCCTGCGCCTGGAAGGTAAACAGGACACTGAGGAGTACCGGAAGATGGCGCAGCAGGCCGCGCTCCTTTCCGACACGCTTGCCGACCTGAACACCCAGACGAAAATCCTCTCTAACGATGACGCGAACCTCCAGGGGTTCATGTCCGGTGTGAGCGGCCTTGCCGGTCTGTTCACCACCGCCACGGGCGCGCTGTCTCTCTTCGCCTCGGAGAACGAGAACCTGGCGAAAATACAGACCCGCGTGCAGAGCGTGATGGCCATCACGATGGGGCTCCAGCAGGTGTTCAATACCCTGAACAAGGATTCCGCTTTCCGTCTGGTGACGGTCGTGAAGATGAAGAACCTGCTGACGGCCGCCAATACCCGGCTGGCCGTCGCCCTGGGTATCTCCACCGGTGCGGCGCAGGCCCTGATGGCCACGCTTACGCTGGGACTTTCGGCCGTTATCACGGGACTTGTCGTTGCCTGGGACAGATACTCGGACGCGCAGGAGAAAGCGGCGGAGAAAGCCCGTGAAATGGCAAAAATCGAGTCCGACGGCCGTGCACAGATGATCAAGACCCGTTTCGAGATCGAGAGCACACTGGCGAGCCTGAAGGAGTTCACCGGCACGAGGGAGGAGGAGAAGGCGAAGGTCAAGGAACTTAACAGCAAGTACGGCGAGACTTTCGGCTATTATGACACATTGGCCCAGTGGTATGACATCCTGATCAGCAAGAGCGACGCCTATATCCGGATGCTTTTCCTCCAGGCCAAAGCCCAGAGCATGGTGAACAAGGCGGTCGAGCTTGACGCCAAGGTGGCTGAAGCGCAGGCCAAGCCGGAAAGCGACTATGACACCTGGTGGGGTTACGGCGGCAAGGTTGACCGTTTCTTCTCCTCCAACGCTTCCTACAAGGGGAACAACAACGGGCGCTGGCTGAAACAGGAAGAGGTGGATCGTCTGACAAAGGAGCGTGACGAGTGGCTGGAGAAGGCGCAGGCTGAAATGCAGAAATCCGTCGAGCTCGCCAAGAGTTCCGGTCTTGGCGGCCATACGAAGCCCGACCCGAATGCCGCTAAAAAGGAGCAACAGTCGGAAGAGCAGCGCGCCTCGGAACTTCTGAAGCTCCAGATGAAGAACCGCCAGTCGGAGATCGACCTTCTGAAGGAGAGCGGCGAGAAACGCCGCCGCCAGATCCGCCTGAACTACGATAAGGAGATCGCCGAGCTCGCCGCCCAGGAGAAGAAGTGGCGGGACGCGCAGAAGGGCAGCCTGACCGACGGGCAGGAATCCTCCCTGAAGGAGGCGCGTGAGAAGGCCGCTGCGGCCCGTGACGGCGACCTGGCAAAGGTGACCAAAGAAGAGAACGATGCCGCCCGCCAGTCGATGCTCGACTACCTGAAAGAGTACGGCACCTACCAGCAGAAGAAGCTGGCCATCGCCGAGGAATACGCGGAGAAAATCCGCAAGGCGCAGGAAGAGGGCAACTATGGCGAGGTGTTGCGCCTTTCCCGGGAGCAGAAGGAAGAGACTGCCGCCGCCGAGATCGCGAGCCTGAAGGCGGATATCGACTGGGACGGGCTTTTCGGAAATTTCGGCGGGTTGCTTGAAGAGCAGCTGCGTCCCACGCTGGAAAAGTTGAGGAAATATGCCGCCTCCGACGAGTATAAGAACGCCAGCGCCGAGGACAAGCAGGTGATCAGCGAACTGATCGCGAAGCTGGAGGACCGGAGCGCGGGCGGCATTAACCGGAACATGTTCAGGGATGTCTCCCGTGACCTTGCCGCCTACCAGACGACGCTGCGTGAGCTGACGGAGGCCAAGGAGAGGGAGAAGGCCGCCGCCGACGCCCTGACCGCCGCCCAGGACAAGCTGAAGAAAGCCACGGAAAGCGGTGATCCCGCCGCCGTAAAGGAGGCGGAGGAAGTGGTCGCCACTACCCGGGAGGCTTTCGACGCCGCTTCGGCGAGCGTGGTCACCCTTACGGAAGCGAACGACAAGGCGGCCCAGGACCTGCGCACGTCCAGCACGAACGCCGTCGCATCCCTTACCGGTCTTGCCGAAGGTCTCCAGGGCCTGAAATCCGGCTCCCTTGCCGGCGTGGCCCAGGGGCTGGGCAAACTGGGCGATGCGACGAAGAACATGGGCGGGGTGATGGGCAGCGTGGGTAGTACCCTTGCCGAAACGTTCAGTAGCGGCGGTATCATCGGGCAGATCATCGCGGCGGTGCTCTCCATCCTCGACGTGCTGAAGGAAGGCATCGGCACGCTGGTGAGCGGTATCCTGGACTCGGTGCTGGGCGCGGTGAACGGCATCCTGGAGAACATCCTTTCCGGGGAGCTCTTCACGCAGATCGGCGGTTCTTTGTTCTACGGGGTCCGGGACATCCTGGACACGGTGACCTTCGGGCTGTTCTCCTCGCACGGCAACGCCAGGGAGGTGAACGCGCTGGTGGACCGTCTGACGGAGAGCAACAAGTACCTGACGACCGCCATCGAGAAGCTGACGGACGAGATGGAGAACTCGGGCGGTGCGCAGTCCACGGAGTACTACCGGAGCGCGTACGAGAAGCAGCGGGAGAAGATCGAGAACGACCGCCAGATGCTGGAGGCGAAAATGGGGTACCACAGCTCGCACCACTCGAACAACTACTATATCGGTAAGGCGATGAGCGGCAGCGACTGGGACCGTATCTCCTCCTACCTGGGCCGGAACGTACGCGACACGGGCGCGCTGTGGCGCCTGTCCCCGGAGGACCTTGCCAAACTGCAGGAGCTTCCGGACATCTGGGAGAAGATACACAGCGGGAAGTACGACCAGTCGGAGTGGCTGGACGAGTACGTCTCCGACGCGAACACGCTGCTGGAACTCCAGCAGCAGTGGCAGGAAGCCATCACGGACACGTCGTTCGATAACATCAAGAGCGGCATGAAGGAGCTGCTGAAGGACTTCGAGACGGGTTCGGAGGACGTGATCGCGAGCGTTGACGAGTTCCTGGAGAACGCCATCCTGAAGTCCGTCGTTGACGGGACGTATTCCGACGAGCTGAAGAAGTGGCAGGAGGTCTTCGCGGAGTTCATGAGCGACGGCATCCTCTCAGAAAGGGAGGCCGACGAGCTGCGCCGGAAATACCAGGACATCTTCAGCGCCGCGCAGGCGGAGAAGGACGCCCTGTTCGACGCGGCCGGTATCACGGAGGACAGCGGGTCCACGACGCAGAGCGGCAAGTCCGGGAGCTTCTCGGCCATGTCGCAGGACCAGGGCACGAAGCTGGAGGGGATGTTCACCTCGGGTCTGAACCACTGGGTGAGCATCGACGAGAAGACCGAGGACGTGGCTGGCCGCATGGCCAGCGCCGAGGGGCACCTGGCGAAGATCGCGGAGAACACCGGTAAAAGCGCGGGTTTCCTCGGCGAGATAAAGGAAGATATCAAACGGATCATACGTGACGGACTAAGAATGAAATCATCATGAGCATGGAAACGATCATGGGCGGGCTGTTCCTTGTGAACGGCACCGATGTCTGGACGGAATACGGCGTATTCCTGACGGAGGAGAAGCGCGGGGGGCGTGACAACCTGAAGGCCATCCTCACCGCGAGCGGGACGAAGGGCCACACGGCGGTTGACATCCGGGAGGAGAACGGGGAGAAATACTCCGACTCCCTGGTCGTTGCCAACGCTGCGCGCGACGTCACGCTGACCTTCGCGCTGTATGCCGCCACCAAGCAGGAGTGGCTGAAGAGATACATGTCCTTCATCTCCTTCCTGAAAACGGGCGACAGGGGTTGGCTCTCGCTGCACTTCCCGCAGCTGGACCTGACGCTGCGCGTACACTACCTGGAATGTTCCGGCTTCACGCCGCTGACCTACCTCTGGACGGAGGGCGTGCAGGCGGGTCGCTTCAAGGTGAAGTTCCGTGAACCCGAACCGATCATTTAACCCCATTCAAACGACGTTCAAAGATGCTTTTAACGGTATATGACAGTAACAGGCAGGCGAAGGCGGTCCTTTCCCCGGACGACAGCTCGACACAGGTGAAGGAGATCCAGTCGGACAACGTGCTGACGCTCTCCTTCACCCTGTATGAATATGTGGCACTGGAAGTGAACGACTACGTGGACTTCGAAGGTGAGCGCTACTGGCTTCAGGAGCGGTATCTTCCGGAGGAACGCAGCATGCAGGAGTGGAAGTACGACGTGAAGTTCTACGGGATCGAGAGCCTGATGAAGAGGTTCCTCGTCCTGAACGTGGTGGACGGCGACCCGGAGCCGGTGTTCACGCTGACGGCCCCTCCGCGTGAGCACGTGGCGCTGATCGTGAAGTCGGTCAATGACGGCATGGGCGGCGTGACCGACTGGAAGGTGGGCCGCGTGGAGGGCACGGAGAACGTGGTGATCGACTACGAGGGGAAGTACTGCCCCGACGCGCTGAAGGAACTCGCCGGCAAGGTGCCGGGTGCCGAGTGGTGGGTGGAAGGCCAGACGGTGAACCTCTGCCGCTGTGAACACGGTGAGGAGGTCACCCTGGCCTACGGGAAGGGGCTGACGGAACTCTCCCGCGACAAGGCCGACGGCGCGAAGTTCTACACCCGCCTGTTCCCGATCGGCAGTTCCCGTAACATCGACCCGGATAAATACGGGCACAGCCGGCTGCAGCTTCCCGGCGGCGCGAAATACGTGGACGTGAATGTGGAGAAGTACGGCATCCACCACCACTACGAGAAGGACGCCTTCGCGGATATCTACCCCCGGCGCGTCGGTACAGTCACCTCGGTGCGCAGCGAGCAGGCGACGGGCGAGGACGGGACCGCCTTCACGATATACTATTTCCGGGACGACACGCTGAACTTCGACCCCAACGACTACGAGCTTGGCGGAAAGGTGAAACGCGTCTCTTTCCAGGAAGGCGGCGAACTGGCCGGCCTTGGCGAGGAGGAGGACGGCACCTACTATTTCGAGGTGAATTACGACAGCGACACCCGGGAGTTCGAGATCATCACCATTTGGCCGTATGACGACGACATGCAGCTTCCCGGCGGGAACCTCATACCGAAAGCCGGTGACAAATATATCCTCTGGAACATCCGCATGCCCGACGAGTACTACGCGCTTGCCGAGGAGGAATACCTGACGGCCGTCAACGCGTACAATGCGGAGAACGCCATCGACGTCTCCGTGTACAAGGGCCCGACGGACCACGTGTATGTCGAGCGAGGTGGAATAGACCTTTACCCCGGCCGCCGCGTGCGGCTGGAAAGTGAGGAGTATTTCCCGGAAACGGGTTTCCGCAGCAGCCGTATCACTAAAATCACGCGTAAGGTGGCGCTTCCCTCGCAGGTGGACCTTGAGATCGGCGACGCGCTTTCCACGGGCGTGATGGAAAGCCTGACGAACAGCATCGACGAGGTGCGCAGCTATACGAAGACCGCCGTGTCCGGCGCGAACCTTCCGGACATTATCCGGAGCTGGGACAATACACTTCCCACCGACAACAACCTTTTCTCGGCTAGGCGGAGCCAGGCCGAGTTCATCAGCAAGAAGAGGGCCGACCGTGCGAAGAAGAAAATCACCTTCGAGGAAGGCATCGGTATCGGGCAGGAGGATAATGCGGGTATTGATGACAAGGGCAACGCCGAGCTGCTGACGCTCGTCGTGAAGACTTTGCTTCGCAGTCCGAAATTCGTAGACGGTCTTTTCGGTGAGGGGTGGCGGCTCTGGATGGAGAAAGAACTTTCGCACCTGACCATTGACAAGCTGACGGTGCGCCAGGTCATGGTGGTGCTGGAACTGCTTATCGAGAAGGTACGCAGCGTGGGCGGAATGCTGTGCGTCAGTGCCGCCAACGGGAAGATAAAGACCGCCGTACTGGAAGACGGATACTGGAAGATCACCTTCGAGCAGGACAACAGTTTTCAGGCCCATGACCTGATGCGTTGCGCCACGTTCACCGGCGGTAACCTGAAAGGGTACTGGGTGGAGGTGGCCGGCGTGGAGGGTGACTCCATCCTCGTGCCTGAAGGGGAGTTCGGTGCTTCCCTTCCGGAGGCGGGCGATGAGTGCGTGTTGATGGGCAACACGGAGAACCCGCTGCGGCAGAACCTGATCCTGATCTCCGCCACCGAGGACGGGCAGCCCCGCGTGGACGTGATGGACGGGGTGAAGGCGAAGAACTTTTCGGGCTGCCTCCGCACCCGCCTGGGCAACCTTGACGGCATCAGCGACGACTGGTTCCCGGCTGACAACCAGCCGCACGGCAACGGCCTTTACAGCGACAACGCCTATTTGCGCGGCACGTTCCTGCTGGTGACGGGCGAGGACATCAAGACGAAATTTGAGATAGTCGAGGGACGCATCACCAGCGCGGTGACCGCCCTTCGCAGCGACTTCGCCACGGAGAAGGGCTACTTGAACAATCCTGCCTTCGACGACGGGCTGGAGAAATGGAACACGGAGAACGAGACGGTGTTCTTTCTGGCAGGTAACAAATGGATCTGGGCAAACAACAACGTGCTGACCAGGAAGGGCGACGGGGCGAGCGTGACGGTGGATGACGGGCGGACGGTGGTGCGCATCCGTAACAAGTACATCCTCCAGAAACGGGCGAATTTGAAAAGCATCCCCTCCATGCCGGTGAACGGTGACGGGGAGAAGGAGGCCGTGCCGGTGTACCTTTCTTTCTTCTACCGCTGCGCAACCAAAGGGACTCTAAGAGTCCAGTTCGTGGACGTTGACAAGACGGGCTTTGCGAACTTCAACAGCATGGAGGTGGAGGAGGAACTGTCTGCAACTGATGGTTATGTGCAGTACACCTGTAGCGGACTTTGGAACGGTACCGGTGATTTCAAACTGTCCTTTACCGGTGACATCTACCTGTACATGCTCGTGCTGTCCACTGACAAGGTGGAGAGCCTCGCGCACCGCTACCGGACGCTTTTCGAGCAGTCGGAGCGTCTGGTGAAGATAACGGCCGCCGTCTTTGACCGTGACGAGAACATGCTGGAAGAGACCGGCCTTGTGGTGAAGCCTGAAGGCGCGGGCATCTACGCCCAGGATGCGGACGGGAAACTGGCGCTTATCGGCGTGAGTGTGGACGAGACGGACGCTGACGGCAACAAGATCAGCGTGGTGAAGCTGACCGGGGACCATATCAAGCTGGAGGGCCTTGTGACGGCCAACGATAATTTCAAGATCCTGGAGGACGGGAGTATCGAGGCCAAGAACGGGAAATTCACGGGCGAGATCGATGCCGATACCGGCAAGATAGGCTATTTTTCCATCGATAGTCAGGGGCTTTATTACGGAGACCTGTCCAAATGGACTGACCTCAGTTACAAGCAGGACCTGGCTGCCATCCGTCCGGGACTTATCCGGTTACAGTCCGAGGAAAGCTATTTTTCACCTGGTGATATCGCCAATGTCAAGGTGGCTATCGGCAATGGTGCCGATCCTACGCTCACCGGTTCTTCATCACTTTGTAACTGCGCCGGGTATTTCTATCGTCAGATGAACCCCTCTTCGGGCGATTATTATCTTCCCGCTGTAAAGATAATCAGTGACAACGTGATAAACCGTGACGTTGCCCTTTATACGGAAGGCGCCATCGTCTGCCAGGGCGGCCTTCTCTCTTCCGGCCACTTTAACGACACCAACTCGGTGACCGTACTGGACTTTTCTTTCGGCACCACACAGCTGATATACAACACCGTGAAACGGTATGTCTATCTTCCCACGCTTTCCATCATGAAGCAGGTGATGAACTCCACCGGTGTGTTTGCTGTGTTCGTGCGTTTGGTAGCCCGTTATGAGAACAGCCAGAGTTTCCTGGTCACCTTCCAGGACGGCCAGTCCTCGCTGTATTTCCGTAACAACAACGGTGGGCATTATGGCAACGAGATAGAGATGGGCGCCGGTGATATTCTGGAACTGCTGCTGATTTATGACGGCGGTAATTATTACGCGCAAGTATTGGATCGTAAAACATAAAAATATGGTAAGAATCAATTTCAAACAGTTGCCGGTCTATACCGGCATATCCCGTAAGGAAACGGTAACGGGTGACGCCCGCGAGTCATTCGCCGACGTGCTGTACACCCGTGTAAACGGTGTCCGCGCCAAGAACCTTGCCCTTAAGATCTTCAACAGTGAGGGTGATATGGAACTGGACTCCGAGGACGAGAAACTGGTGCGTTTTGCCGCCGTGAACCTCTGTGTGCCTTCCGTGGGCGATGCGATTATCGAAACACTTGACAACAACCCTGAAAACGAGAAGGAGGAATAGACTATGGCACTTACAGACGCGGAGAAAACAGAACTTAAGAACGACATCCTGAACGCGATCAAGGCGGAGAGCCAGGGCGTTGACGAACTGACCGAGGTCACCTCGCTGGACAACATCAAGAGCCTCCCGGCGTTGCGTGGTACCGAGCTGGTGAGCGCCCCGCTTACCCTGTTGGGCAAACCCGCCACGGACGCCGCTGCCACAGCCAACGCCGCCGCCACGAAAGCGAACAACGCGGCCACCAATGCCTCGGAAGCCGCCAGTACCGCTGGCAGCGCGGCAGCCACGGCGAACGAGAAGGCCGGCGTGGCACAGGCAGCTGCCGAAGCTGCCAATGAAGCCGCCACAAAGGCAAAGGATGCCGCCGACGCGGTGGAAGGCAGCCTGGTGGGCAGCATGACGGCCGTTCCGGACGAGGAGAACGACACGGTGGAACTCACCCTTCTGGGGAAGACCGGAGAGAAAATCGCCTCCGTCGCCATTCCGGGGGGCACGGGCAGCGGGGGCAACACGTACAACGTGACGGAGGAAGTCCCGCTGCAAAGCGGTTACTACACCCTGGCTACGGCCATCGTGGCGGTGGACGAGAAATACCGCTACAAGGGCCGCTGCATCACCTACGAGGTGTCGCAGGGGAGGTGGGAGACGAAGCAGTTCACGGGCACGAGCCTGACGGCGTGGGAGAGCACGGGCGCCTGGGAGGACTTCGGCGGCGCGGGCACGGTGAAGAGCCTGACGGTGAACGGTGAAAAACAGAATCCCGACGCGGAGGGGAACGTGAGCCTGACCATTGACAAGGTGGAGGTGGACGAGAGCCTGAACGCGGACAGCACCAACCCCGTGCAGAACGCGGCGGTGGCGGTGAAACTGTCCGAACTGGAGGCTAACACCATCTTCGGCGCGGACGCCGAGCTTAGCGACGACGAGAGCACCGTTCGCCTGACGCTGACCAACAAGAACGGCGCGGAGGTGGTGGCCGTCGATCTCCCGGCAGGCGGCGGAAGCGGTGGCGGTGACACCTCCACCACACGGATCGTCCTGGGCGCATCGGTGGACAACCCGACCGTCAAGGAGGGCGGCAGCGTGAAACTCACGTGGAGCTACGACCACCAGTACACCGCCGGCGACGAGAAGGGGGAGAGCACCGGGCAGAAGGCCACGGTGCAGATCACGGTGAAGCGCGGCGCCACCACCACCTACAGCGAGACGATACAGGAGGTAAGCAAGGGCACGTACACCCTTGACCTGACCAAGTACCTGCTGCTGGGCACGAGCGACATCTACGTCGTTGCCACCGCCACCGACCCGTCCACGGGGAAGACGCAGAAGAAGCAGGCCTACGTCAGCGTGAAGAGCGTTACTCTGAGCCTGTCAAGTTCTTACAACATAGCGGGCGGCCTCGCGCAGGGCGGCCTTGGCGCTGACGATACCGCCACCATCCCCTACGCCGTAACCGGTACCGGGACGAAGACCGTGACCCTCTACGTGGACGGCGCGCAGAAGGAAGCCCACTCCGTGACGCGCAGCGGCACCACCAACGGCACGTTCAGCCTGGGCATGTCCGGGCTGTCAGTAGGCCGGCATACGGTGCAGATCGTCGCCGAGATGGAGACCGACGGGCTGACGCTGAAAAGCGAGAGCGTGTATATGGATATCCTTAAAAGGGGCAGCAGCGCGCCGTTCATCGGCACGAAGATCACCCACGCCGACGGGCGCATCATAACAGGTACGGGCCATACCGTCCCGACCCTGGAAGTGGGGCAGTACGAGCCGTGCTCCTTCAGCTTCGTGGCCTATGATCCGGCTGTCGTTCCGGCCACGGTGGAGATCTGGCGTAACGGCAGCCTCTCTCGCAGCGTCAGCGTGCCGAGAAGTGTGCAGACGTACGGCAACCGCTTCACCGAGAAGGGGACACAGACCCTGCAGCTGAAGCTCGGCGCGACCGCCTATACCCTGCACATCGACGTCACCGAAAGCGGCGTGGACATCACCGAGGCAAGCTACGGGCTGCTGTTCAAGTTGGACGCTGCCGGGCGCAGCAACGAGGAGAGCGACCCGGCCGTATGGGAAGCCGGCGGCGTAAAGACCACGTTCGAGAACGTGGACTGGAGCAGCAGCGGCTGGACGGGAAACGCGCTGAAGCTCGTGAACGGGGCGAAAGCGACGATAGGCTACAAGCCCTTCGCCACCGACGTGAAGTCCACCGGGCTGACGATAGAGATCACCATGAAGGTGAGCAATGTCACCGACCGCTCTGCCGCCGTTGTGAGTTGCATCAACAGCGGCAAGGGACTTCTTGTCACCACGCAGGAGGCGGGCTTCCGCACGGGGCAGACCGTGACCTACACCAACGAGGACGACGAGCAGGTGACGCGCGAGGTAAAACTTGCCACGAACTACGCCGACGGGGAGGAGATGAAGGTCGCCCTGATGGTAGGCACGACGGCGGAGAACCGGCTGATGCAGCTCTACGTCAACGGCAACCGCACCGGCGCGGATATTTATGATGCGTCTTTCAATTTCCAGCAGGACACCCCGCAGGAGATAACCATAGACAGCTCCGGGGCGGACGTGGAGATACGGAGCATCCGCGTCTACGGCCGTGCCCTCAGCGACGACGAGGAACTGGAGAACGCGATGGTGGACGCCGACGGCACGGACACGATGATGGCACTGTACGAGGAGAACGACATCCTCGGGGACACGGGCGACGTGGACCTGGACAAGCTGCTCGCACAGGGGAAGGGCGTGCTGCGCATCGTGCGTCAGAATAGGCTGGATGACGTGTACGCCGAGAACAACAAGAAGACCGACTTCCTGGCCGACATCTATTACTACTCGCCCCTCGGAAGGGAATACGACTTCATTCTCACGAACTGCTACATTCGTATCCAGGGCACGAGCTCCACGAAATACCCCAGCAAAAACCTCCGCATCTACTGCGCCAAGGGGAGCGAGCTTCTTTCGATGAGCGGGCAGCACGTCAGCGCGGGGAACAAGTACACGATGCGCCCCGGGGCGGTGCCCGTGAACCTGTTCTGCTGCAAGAGCGACTATTCCGACTCCTCCATGTCCCTGAACACCGGCGGCGCCAAGCTGTTCAACGACGTGATGAAGGAACTCGGCCTTCTGACCCCTCCGCAGCGGTACCAGTACGAACAGGCCGGAAACAGCCTCGCAGGGATCAATATCCGCAGTGCCATCGACGGCCTGCCTATCGACATCTTCTGCGCGGAGACGGCCGACGGCGAGAACAGCTACTACGGGCAGTACAACTTCAACAACGAGAAGAGCAAGAGCGGTGCGGTGTTCGGCATGGAGGGCGTGGACGGCTACACCCCGGAATGTCCCGTCACCCTGGAGATGCTGAACAACACCTCGCCTATATGCCTTTTCGCCACCACGAGCGACACGCAGATGGAGGCCGACTTCGACGCCGGTGCGGAGATCAACTACGGCATCGACACGTCCGGCAAGGCGCAGAGCGACGGTGACATCACGTGGAGCGGCCTTTCCACGGCCGGGCAGACCGCCCTGAAACGCCTGTACGGTTGGATACGTGCGTGCGTCCCCTCCGGTGCCACCGCGAATGACCTCTCCACCTTCGTGAGCGAGAAGTTCACAAGCGAGATAGACAGCTATTTCGACCGTGACTACCTTCTGACCTACTACCTCTTCACCGACTATTTCCTTAGCGTTGACCAGCGTGCGAAGAACATGATGCTGCGCACGTGGGACGGTGAGAAATGGTACATCACGTACTACGACGGCGACACGCAACTGGGCAAGCGCAACGACTGCTTCCTCGTGTACACGTACACCACCGACCGCGACACCTACGACGCGGAGGCAAGCAAGTACGCCTTCGAGGGTCACGACTCGTGGTTGTGGAACCTGGTGCTTGCCAACCTTCAGGACGATCTCAAACGGTGTGCCGCCAGCTTCCGCGCCGTGATGACCAACGAGCGTGTATTGTCCATGCTTAACGAGGAGCAGAGCGGCAACTGGTCGGACCGCGCTTTCAACAAGTCCGGCTACCTGAAATACATCGCCCCGGCGGTGCAGGAGATGTACGGCAAGGTCTGGCCGTTCATCTACGCCCTGCAGGGCAGCAACCGTTCGCACCGGGAGTACTTCATCAAAAACCGCTTCGCCCTCTTGGACGCGAAGTACGGCACGAGCAACTTTACGAGTGACAACATCGACCTGTACCTGAGCCGCACGGCAGACGATACGGCCGACACCCTGAAGGTGACCGCCGCCGAGCCCTACGCCTTCGGTTACGGCACGAACAACAGCCCGAACATCGCGGGTACCGGTATCGTGGACGAGGGTGACACCGCCACGCTCTCCATCACCGGGGCATACACGGTGAACGACCCGCTGCGTGTGTACGGCGCGAGCCGCATGAGGGTACTCGACATGACCGGTGCGGCCGACCACCTGAAGAACGCCCTGGACCTGGGCAAATGCACCGTGCTTCGCGAGCTGAACCTGCAGTCCGCGACCACCGGTAGTACCGGCTGGTGGCTGTCGATAGGTAGCTGCCGGCAGCTCCGGAAACTGAACGTACGGAACCAGGCGCAGGCGAAGACCGGCGGCAGCACGAGCACCGCCCTTGACCTGACGGAGCAGACGAAACTGGAGGAACTGGACGCGAGAGGTACGAAGGTGCAGAGCGTGACCTTTGCCAAGGGCGCGCCTGTGGCGAAAGCCTACCTTCCCGGTACGCTTACCACCCTGTGCCTGGAGTACCTTCCCAAACTGACCGCGGCGAACCTCACCTTAGAGACCTGGAGCAACGTGCGGACGCTTATCTTCGACACCTGCCCCGGCCTGAACTGGGAGACGCTGCTGTCGCGCTGCGCCAACATCGACAGGCTCCGCGTCACCGGCATCGACCGCGAGGACGACGGCACATGGCTGAACAGGTTTGTGAACATGGGCGGCGTGGACGCGGAGGGCAACTCCACGGACACCTGCGCATTGGTGGGCACGGTACGGCTGACCCGGTACTTGGACGAGGACACCTATGCCGCCTATACGGCGCATTTTCCGGAGCTGAATATCCGCCAGCCGGAGTACACGATGATCGAGTTCGACGATGACGTATCGGACGACGCGAACGTGAGCAACCTCGACAACGGTACCGGCTACAAGTATGGTAACTCCTACGTGGCGAGCGGCCATATCGCCGCCATCCTCGCCAAACGCCACCGAGTACTGGCGAAGATAACGAAGAAGCCCACGACACGCAGCGTGAACATGGCGAACGTGGATACCACGGTGAACAACCTGGACGGTGAGATGACCTACTATCCGCTGGATGACACCGACAGCAACAAGTACGCCGACGGCACGGCGGCCAAACTGGACGGCAGCGAGGGTGACTGGATGATGTACGAGCCGTTCTTCTGGAGCAAAGGCGTGAACGATTATCTGAACGGAAAACACTACAGCTGCTACAGCAGCAACGGCAAAGATGACATGCCTGAAGTTCCGGAGGCGACCGTCCTCACCCTGGACGATATTAAAGGTACGAGCGGCGACTATCTTTCCGGGCGTAAGATCATGAGCGGCAAGTCCACGCTGTCAGAGAGCTACAGCACCGACAGCACGTATTCGGTGTGCAAGGTAAGCGTCGCCGGCTACAAGAAAGTTCGTTTCCCGAGTGTTCCCGGCACGAACCTGGTGGGCAGTATCTTCACGGACGATGCCGGCACTGTCATCAGCTCCATTGTCGTCCCCACACTTAGCAACAAGTTCGAGGCGGGGATGTACCTGATAGCGGAAGTCCCGACGGGTGCCACCGCCCTTCACTTCTCCGTATTGAACACGGCGGAGTTCGACAAGGTAGTATTATCGAACAGCGACAGGATCGAGGACCTGGAACCCGACTGGGTTGCCAATGACGAGCACCTTTGCGCCGTTGTGGGCAGCTCGGTGGTGGGGACGAAGCTGCGCGCCTGTATCACGGGCGGCAGTACCACGGCGAGCATGAGCTGGACGGATTTCCACTATTACAGTGCCCAAAGAGGCATGCAGCAGATAGACGCGCTGATGCACTCGCGTATCGCGAACCTGTTCTACGCCAAGTACGGCCGCCGCGACAGCCAGGAGCAGTGCGGAGCCGGCCAGCATACGAACAGCCGCACGACGGGTGGCACGGCCAGCCGCGGGATGACGGACACGATCGGTTACGAGGAAGCCAGTTCCATCAACCCTAACGTGACGAACAGCCTGATAGAAAACTCCGTGCACCAGTACGCCTGGTACCGTGGCGAGGACAGCTACGGCGGCGCCACGGTGACGCAGGTGAATAACATCTGCTGCCTTGGCTACGAGGACATCTACGGTCATAAATATGACATGATGGACGGCGTGGACCTTCCCAATGACACGGGCAACGCCGGCAAGTGGCGTATCTGGATGCCCGACGGCAGTACCCGCCTGGTAAAGGGTTCCGTGAGTTCCGGTATCTGGATCACCGCCGTGGCACACGGCAAGTATATGGACGTGATTCCGGTGGGTTCCGTTTCGGGTTCCTCCTCGACGCATTATTGTGATATCTATTATATATCCACTGCTGCCAGCCGTGTGGTTTATCGTGGCTACAACCACGCGTACCCGAATGGCGGTGTGTCGATGTCGTATGCGAGCAACGATTCCTCGTATACGAACACGTACATCGGTTCTCGTCTGGCCTTCCGCGGCCGGCTCGTCAGGGCGTCAAGCGTCGTGGCGTATAAAGCGATAAGCGAGGTGGCATAAGCGGCAGCGTAAAGCGTCAAAGCGGGAGCGAAGCGACAAAACGTCCGGTGTTTCCCGATGAGGGGAACACCGTCCCATAACGGGCGTCAGCCCGTCGAAAATATATTTTTGTTTCCAGGTTTTGTACCTTTTTGTTGAACAATAAATTGTGAAAATCGTACTTTTGTGATGAAAAGGTGGCGCCTCCCATAAGCCGTGTGGTTTATCGTGGCAACAACAACGCGAACCCGAATGGCGGTGTGTCGATGTCGAATGCGAACAACGATTCCTCGAATACGAACACGAACATCGGTTCTCGTCTGAACAACAATCGAAAAGAAATTTTAATCGGCGTACAACACCGGGGACTTGTCCCCACCGTGGTGCCGAGGGAGGCAAGCCTCAGTAACAGCGGCCCGGAAGGGCTGGAAAACTGAAAAACAGAGTGTCGGGTAGGGTTTGGTAGGCCGGAAACGGTTCGAAGAAGCCGGGCCCGGGGGATTGAAGGCCCCGTATTAAAAAACAGTAAACAGTAATTTATGCGCAGGGTTGGGTATATCATCGAGGAGATCGTGGAGCCTTCCAACATGGAGGCTTCCTTCCGGCAGGTCCTTCGCGGCAGCAAGCGTAAACGCAGCCGCCAGGGGCGCCACCTGCTCGCGCATAAGCCCGAGGTGTTGGAGGAACTGACCGCGCAGATCGCATCCGGTACTTTCCGCGTGAAGGACTACCGCGAGCGCGAGATCATCGAGGGCGGCAAGCTGCGCCGCATCCAGGTGATCCCGATGAAGGACCGCATCGCCGTGCACGCCATCATGGCGGTGGTGGACCGCCATCTGCGGAAACGTTTCATCCGTACCACCTCCGCCAGTATCAAGAGACGGGGTATGCACGACCTCCTGGCGTATGTCCGCCGTGACATGGCCGAGGATCCTGATGGCACGCGTTACTGTTACAAGTTTGACATCACCAAGTTCTACGAGAGCGTGAAGCAGGATTTTGTGATGTATTGCGTGAACCGCGTGTTCAAGGACAGGAAACTCATCGCCATGCTTGACAATTTTGTCCGGTTGATGCCTGACGGGTTGAGTATCGGCCTGCGTAGCTCACAGGGCTTGGGTAATTTGCTTTTGTCTGTGTTTTTGGACCATTATTTGAAGGACAGGTATGCCGTGCGTCATTTCTACCGCTATTGTGATGACGGCGTCGTACTGGGTAAAACGAAAGCGGAACTGTGGAAGATTCGTGATGCCGTCCACGGGCGCATGGAGTGTGCCGGTCTCCTGGTGAAGGGGAACGAGCGCGTGTTCCCGCCGGGCGAGGGCATCGACTTTCTGGGGTATGTGACTTTCGGTGCGGACCATGTCCGCCTTCGCAAGCGCATCAAGCAGAAGTTCGCCCGAAAAATGCACGAGGTAAAATCGAGAAGGAGGAGGCGTGAGCTGATAGCGTCGTTCTACGGGATGGCCAAGCACGCCGACTGTCATACGTTGTTTAAAAAATTAACAGGCAAAGACATGAGATCATTCAAAGACTTGAACGTCGCTTATAAGCCCGAAGACGGCAAAAAGCGATTTCCCGGGGTGGTGGTAAGCATCCGGGAGCTGGTGAACTTACCGATTGTGGTGAAGGACTTCGAGACGGGCATCAAAACCGAGCAGGGCGAGGACCGGTGCATCGTGGCCATCGAGCTGAACGGCGAGCCGAAGAAGTTCTTCACCAACAGCGAGGAGATGAAGAACATCCTCTCGCAAGTGAAGGAAATGCCGGACGGCTTCCCGTTCGAGACCACCATCAAGACGGAAACCTTCGGCAAGGGTAGAACCAAATACGTGTTTACATGAGACGAGTTGAAGGAACATCCGGGGTTAAACTGCTGGAGTGCGTGAGCCCGGCACGCAAGGGATGGCGCGTCCGCTGGGATGTGCAGGAAAGGGAGGACGGCTCCGCTTCCTACATGGAGGAGGGTTTCATCGGGAAACCCGGTCCGGACACAATAAAGTCCGTCATCACGGGCTGGTACAACGACCAGACCGACCGGGAGATACTTTCCGGGTTTGTCTATGAGGAGATGCCGGTATGGCTGTCAGGCGAGAACCAGTTCAACTACAAGGCGGCCTACGACCTGGCCGTCCAGACCGGCGGCGCTACGCTTCCGGTGACGTTCAAGTTCGGGACGGATGAGGAGCCCCGGTACCGGACGTTTGAGAATCTGGAGGAACTGACGGACTTCTACACGAAAGCCATGAGGCACATCCAGGATACGCTGGCCGAAGGCTGGAGAAAGAAAGACGCTTTTGATCCGGAAGATTACCGGGTGGAATGAACCCTTCGGGGGAGGGAAGAAAAAAGCCCCCGGCCTGTTAATCAGTCATCTCACCTACTTATTAACAACACAGTCCGAAACCGGAGCAGTAGCCGGGGGCAAATGCCCTCTCGACCGCTCCGATTTCGGACTTTATAATATTTGTTGTTGCGCAAAATGCGCACTAAGTAAGTGAGATGGTGCAAAGATATAAAATTTTTGTTGTATGAAAGTGATTGAGATACTAAACTTTAACCGGGAACTGCTGAAAAGGCTCCAGGCAGCCGGAATCCGTCTGGAGGACGCCCGGTATATCGACCTGTATGCGGACTATACCCGCCTGCTGGACCAGGGCGAGAAAGTCTCGTATGCCGTGGCCGTGCTGTCGGAGAGGTATTCGGTGAGTGAGCGCAAGGTGTACGCGCTGGTGAAACGGTTCCAGAGTGACTGCAAGACGCTTGCAGTGTGAACAGGCCGTTCAATGTGGTTTGTGTGGCTTTCCTCCGTTATCTTTAGGGAGTTTTAATTTTTAGGAGGAAATGGCTATGAACAAGTATTACCGCATCCTGGACAAGATCCTTGCCACGGGAAAGACACAGACCAATAAGAAGGGAAACATACAGTACCTTCTGAACGAGCAGCTGTCGCTGACACCGGCGGACCTGCTTGATATATTCGAGGGGCATCATATCGCCCGCAAGAAGCTCCGCAGCGAGTTGCAGTTATTTATGCAGGGTGAGCGCAACGTGGAGAAGTACCGGGAGGCCGGCATCAACTGGTGGGACTATTGCGGCTCCATCCTGGTGAACAGTTACCCGACCTATTTCGAGAAGCTGCCCCCGTTGATAGCGAAAATCAACCGGGAGAGGCGCAACAGCAAGAATTACGTGCTTTTCCTGGGCGAGACCGGTGCCGAGAGCAACCAGGCACCCTGTTTGAGTCTGGTACAGTTCCAGCTGGACGGCGGTGAACTGGTGCTGTCCGCCTACCAGCGCAGCAGTGACGCGAACCTCGGTCTGCCTTCCGACATTTACCACCTGTACCTGATGGCCCGACAGATAGAACTTCCCCTGAAGTCGATCACCCTCTACCTGGGCAATGTGCATATCTACGAGAACAATATCCCGGGTACCCGTGCGCTGATCGCCGGGGACGAGACAGTCCGTTTTGAATTGAACGTGTGATTGCTGTACATGCCTTGCAGCGGGAACCGTTCATGTTTCCCGCTGTTTTTCGTTTATTCTGGGGACCTTTGCGGCCGTTTTAAAGCAGAATGAAATGAGAAAGATGTATTTGTCCGCCCCGCTTCCTTTCGTGGGGCAGAAACGCATGTTCGCGAAGGAATTTATCAAAGTGCTGGGACAGTTTCCGGACAGCACCGTGTTTGTGGATCTTTTCGGCGGTTCGGGCCTGCTGTCGCATATAACGAAGTGTATTAGACCTGATGCCACCGTTGTATATAACGATTTCGACAACTACCGCCGGAGGCTTGCAAATATCCCGGCCACCAATGTGCTGTTATCTGATCTACGCAGGATAGCTGAAGGGGAACCCAGAAATAAACGTATAACCGGGGAGGTTTGTGAAAAAATGTTTGCCCGTATTGAGAGGGAGGAAAAGGAACGTGGTTATGTGGACTATATCACGCTGTCCTCGTCCCTGCTGTTTGCCATGAAGTACGTGCTCTCCCTAGAAGACATGAGGAAGGAGACACTTTACAATAATATCCGGCAGACAGACTATCCCGAAGCAAAGGATTATCTGGAAGGACTGACTATAACCGGCGAAGACTACAAGGAAGTGTTCAAACGTTACAAGGATGTTCCGGGTGTGGTGTTCCTGGTTGATCCGCCGTACCTCTCCACCGAGGTGGGTACTTACAAAATGTATTGGCGTCTGGCTGACTACCTGGACGTGCTGACCGTTTTGAAAGGGCATCCGTTCGTGTACTTCACCTCGAACAAGTCCTCCATCCTGGAACTGTGTGACTGGATAGACCGGAACCCGTTTATCGGTAGCCCGTTCAAGAACTGCCGGAAAGTGGAGTTCAATGCGCACATGAATTATAATTCCAAGTACACGGACATGATGCTGTACACAGTGCAGGATGAAGTGTCGGGTATAGCAGCTTAACACTGCATAAAGATAGTGAATTATTTTGAATTGGCAATGGCTTTTGAATGATATTTTAAAGCTGTTCAAATGGTATTCAAATGAGAGAAAAGCGGTGGGCTCTGGTCATGTAAGGAAGGACCGGGCTCACCGCTTTTTTGTACGCGTCGTTTTTGTACTTTTTGAAACGCGTCGTTTTTGTAAAGTGGAACGTTTCGTTTTTCCGGATTTATGTATCAGGTCATCGTCCACAACAAGTACTTTTTTCGGCAATACGGTTATCGGAT